CAACCATTGACCTAGTAGAAGAAGATGGAGAAGAATCAACCAAAATTTGCCCATAAGAAGTCCTCGTAACATAAAAATCTACATGCGCAAGATAGGTTCTGTCACCCACAGAAGTGTAAAAATTATACTCCTTTGTCAAAATATCTATCTTGCTAACTAATGTTGCTGTACCTTGTCCAGCATATATACCTGTAACGGTTGGTGGATTGTCTAAGGTTATATTATTATCGTCAACTCTCGTTACCTTATAGATATTGTCGTTTAATTCAGTCATTCCACCAGAAACATTTTCTATAGCTATAAAGTCTCCAGTTGCTAAATTGTGATCCACCATGTTAACAGTAACTACGCCTCCCGCCTCCGTAATATCAGTTATTTGAAGCGAAACAGCATTCCTGTTTGTTCCTGTGTCAAGTTGAAAGGTGAAGCCTTGTTGGTTGCCTGCAACAATTTCTTCATGTACAGACGTTGAGTAACCAAAAGAAGTTATAGAGTCGTCATTGAAAGCCCACGAATTATTTGCATAATTATAAACCATGACCCTACTTGGGTACACGTCAGAATGATTTTTGTTGGGGATGGCCCAATAAACAAGTTCATTTTTGTAATCCCTTATACCTTGAACTCTAAATACACTGTCTGTCGTATCATGAAAGTCAAAAACTTCATCTGGCACCTTATCGTCTATCCTTTCAACATTCACACCATTGCAAGCATGTACACCTGTGTTTCCTATTGCCAATATTGCCTTGTCAAAAGGAACAATTGAAAAGGTAGACTCAGCTCCAAGTTCAATATTTATCTGTTGCCATGTAAAAGGAAGAACTTGGTTGCCAGTATAAACTAATTCCCATGTGCTTCTCTCAAAGAAAACAATAAGTCTGTCTCTAAAGATAAGGGCACTAACTATAGCCTGTTTTATTGGAGCATCTATGTGGTCACCTTTTCCAGCCACATCTTCTCGCCACGCATCGGCCTGCAGAGGACTGCCGTTTTGTGAGAATCTACACCTATTCGGATAGGCAGTTTGTACATCATCAAACGTTTCAATTGTGTTTAACATGACAAGTCTATCTTTAAATGGAACAATGATTCTACAGCTTAATATTTCATTTTTAAGCGCTCCATTGTCTGGCAAATATTGTGGTTGAAGGGTTGTCCAAGTACTGTTATCCCAATACTGAATTCCATCTGCAGCATTAAAATTAGTTACAAACAATAACTCGTCAGCAGAGTTTGCTCCTCTATAGTTAACAGCCCAGAAAAATTGTGTATCACTTCCAGTCCAGACAGCACTTCCTGCCCTTGTCCAAGCGTTAGATTCAAACTTATAAGCAAACTGTGTATCAAAAGCATATAGAAACTCTTCGTTTAAGTCAGAAGTTTCATAGTTAGTGAATCCCATTACAGGCTCAGATGGATAAAAATAACATGCTGTAGCAGCAGTAGCTCCATTAATAACAAGAGCACCAGTTGTTGTATTTAACGTGTGAGTCGTTGCTGCGCCAGTTTTTAATAAAACTGCAGGTGTTCCCAGCGAATTTACTGTAAAAACGTCGGTACCTATTGAAAACATTTGCCCAATCTTAAAAGTAGAGCCAGGAGCCGTAACCGATATATTTCCCGCTCCATCAGTGTTTCCAAGATTAACTCTTAACCTTGAACTCAATGGTTGCTGTGCTGAGGGAGTTCCGTCTGCGGCCATTGTAATTGACCCAAAACGTTTTCTAACTCTTCCCCTGAAGACATATGCATTATTAAGCTCCTCAAACGCATCATCAGGAATAAGCCATGGCTTCAGGTCACTCCTGATACCTTCATTCATTGGAGCTATAAGAAATTTATCGTAAGCCATATTATGCACCCCTTCCTATAACCAAGTAATGAAAAGACATCGCTTTTGCACCCGTGGTTGTTCTTGGACTTCCATAATAACTCAGTGTGGTTGTTGATACAGATTTTAAACGTATAGCGTCATCTGAATCCCCACTTGCAGAATCAACTGGTGTTAAAATAGCTCTGTAAACAGCAGAAAATGCAACATTGTTTCCACCCGTAGCAAAGGTGATTGATTGGTCACCACCGGCTGTATCTACTCGTCCCCACTTCAGGAGAATTCCAGATGGTAGAAATGTCCATCCCTGACTTGAATTTGCTGTTCCAGAAATAAAGTATGCAGCGGTCGCAGGAATTCCAGCACCGTTACTTTCCCTTCTAATAAATAGTTCTGTGCCATTTGGTGTATAGGTGGGGTTTTGAGTATATAACACCATCTCATTTGAAATTGTGCTTGGTGTGCTATTTTCTCTTATATGTACATACTCATGCTTACCCTGGTTAGTATCCCCTATTCCAACATGGTTTATGTCCCAAGCTGTATCTATAGCAGTAAAATTTCCTCTAATGACCGTTGATCCAACAGAGTTAAAAACTAAATCCCCATTGGCCGGCTTCGTTGGTTGCCATGCCATTATATATTCCTCCAGCCAAAGCCTTTGAAGTCTTGGTCAAGTTGCTGAGTATATATTGTTGAGACTCTCTGTTTTGTTTGTTGGACTATAGCTCTTCTTAAAACCAAAGCCTCTTGTTTTTTAAACTCAGGCATAATTAGTGCTGCACTTTCAAGATCTGAGCGATCTTCAAATATTTTCTTAGAGGCGCCGTATGCTATATATTGCCACCATTGTTCTAAGTCAGGTGAATTTCCAGCTGCAAGTAGCTCTGTAGGTCTAATATAAACCTGTAGTTCTACTCTATATGGCTTATCAGGAACTGGACGCATTACTATTTCATTCTTAAAGTAAAGAATTGTATCTGGCTGAGCTGCTGAATATGGCACAGTCTGACTTTCTATCGCAGTTCCCGAACCAGGAGCAGCACTGAAATTAAGAGTAAAAGCACCAGTAAGATAATTGATGGTTCCATTACCGTCTCCAGTCAAGTTTCCAGCTCCATCGTCATGCAGCTCTAAACCATCATTGGTAGCATCTATAGAGCTGAACATGACGTGATTTTTCAATACAGGAACAGAAGAAAGCGTGCCACTGAAGGCAACTGTAGCCCCATCTCCTGTGCTCCCTATTGAAGATATTTGGTTTTGTTTTGGATATAAGTTATAGAATTGTTCTTGTGATTGCGAGAATACGACAGGTCGTCCCGCTACATATGCTGGTTTATCCGTGTTTATATAGGTATCTGGGTCAATGACACCAGTTCCGTATGTATCAACATCTGGTTCCGTATAAAAAACAAAGTTATCCCTTAAAGTGTGAAGTTTAAGGTGCTCTGGGAAGTCATACTGAATAAATGTGTTTACATATTCATCAATATCACCATCAGATAATTGGGTTGTAGAAGGGCTTCTTGTTAGTCGCCTCACCTTCGTACGAACCGCAGCTAATGTAGAGTCTGCCATGTCTATTCTCCAATCTAATTTTAATAATTACAAAGTATTCTGTGTGGCGCCTCCTAGGTTGGCGCTAATTTCTCCTACAGGTAAAACTTGGGCAGATGCATTAACATACCATGGTATAGGTGCGGGAATAGCAAACGGATTGAAGCCTGATGTATCAATATCAATTGTGAAGGTTTTCGCTCCAGTTACTGTTATTTTCCCTTTTAACTTGTCGGCTCGAAGCATTCCGTAGCCCTTTGGCACTGTAAGCCTAACTATATCACCATCTTCATAGTTATGATCAGTTGTAGTAGTAACAGCTGCAGGATTTGCATTTGTTATTGCTGATATATGCTTAGCAGAGCGCTCAAATGTAGGGTTTGGGTTTACATAAAACCTTGGCATTAACATTCCTATACATGTTCCACTGTAATTATTTCATCTGCTTTGTTTGGTAGGTCATCAATATCCATAAATTCTAAACTTTGGAAGCTGAATCTATTTACCTTTTGTCCAACTTTCACATGTGGTTTTCCGTCTTCGCCCTGCATGTGAGCATGAACTGGATAGCTTCCGTTTTTATTTAAATGTCGAGCAACTCCCAAAGGAATGGAATATACTTGTCCATCGACAAGATCATATCTTTCTACTTTGTCCCCTTTGTATTTCTTAAAGTTAAAGCTCATTGAGCCGCCAGGTACTTCATGGAAGTGGAAAATTCCCTTAACAAGCTCACGCTCTTTGTCTCTTTGGTATGTAAGACTTTTTGGGTTCTTTCTTTTTCTGTCTGTTGTTGGAGTAGTTGCTGTTGCCATTTGCTTATCCATATTTTTCCTTTTGTTATGGGGTTTATTGTGTTTGGAGAGGATTGGAATCCAATGGAATCCAACCCAATCCAATACCAATTAAGAAGAAAATTACTCGTTATCTACACTGAATGCTTTACCGGCTTGCCAGTAAATAACATCCCCTGTATCACCAGCAGGACTATCAGTTCCAGCTGCAAGTATCATTCCTATGTATCCTTGGTTTTCAGTAGCATCATCAAGAAGGTTTTCGTAGCCCTCTGAAGCTGCCATACCCACAGGTACCATCATTGCAGGGGTAAATGGAACTGCCGCATTTGCAGGGAATGCGAATGCAGTGAATGCACTAGAATCAATATCAAGAGTAACAGTGTTGTTTGCTGTTGATATTGCAGTGACTGTTCCAGTCAAGTTGTCCATTTGTGTCATGCCATACGCTGAAGGCACTTGTAAACGAACTTCTTGCCCTACTGTATAACCATGAGTAACAGTTAATGTTACAACTGCGCTAGCAGCTTGGGTTATAGCAGAGATGTATCTGTGACGAGGATAGAATTGTGGTTCAATATTAACCGGATAGAATGAACCCGTTGTTCCAGCTAATGCTAATTGCGACATGTAGTCCAATGTAAAGCTGGTATTTGCAACAACACTACCAATTGTGAAGTCGAAACCACCCAATTGTTGTCCACTTGTTACGTTAACCATTCTTACAATGTCACCATCCTGCAATGTAGCTGTCGATGTAGCAGAAACTACCGGGGTAGCTGCTGTCGACACAGCTGTTACAGTACTATTAATAGCGCCTAATGGGCTATCTGATGTGTCTACCAATGTAAATCCGCCACTTGTTAAAGTAACGGGTGACATAGATTCATCAGCTGCTAACTTTTGGTATTCGATACCTGTGTCAGCAGTCATTCCTCTTTGCCAATAAAATTCAACTCCTGTACCAGCACCACCAGCTGCGGTTGTTGTGTAGTTATACACTCGCATCCAGTCAATATCACTTCTCAATTGAAGTGTTTTTGGGAGTGCATCAGAAGTGAACCTACCTTGTTGAACAATTGTTCCGTTAGCCATAATTAACTCCTTGTAGCACGTAGGTTAATAACCCAAAGATCGTTAGTAATCCTTGGAACTTCTGCAAACTTATACCCAACCGATGCGTTCAATGCCAATGGTCCACCTGCAATGTGAGGAGGTAGATATACAAAGCTAGCACTGTACTGGTCTTGCTCTATACACGCATATGCTTCCATACCTACGCAGAAGATATTATGAACATCTGCTCCGAGGTTGGAGGAGGTAGGCGTAATAGAACCAATAGAAGACACTAAGAAGCGAAGGTTTCCAATGGAACCCCACTCTGTTCTTAGAGCATTCATTGGTGATGGATACTGGTTTTTGTGAATGAACCCTGCGGTTGCATCCAAGTTTCCTGTAAGTTGCGTTGAACACAATGCAAAATAAGCATCTCTTACAGGAGCGGTTCCGAATTTGTCTTCACCTTCCATGTTATCGAGCACTGTATATGCATCGTTATTTAGAAGAGTTCTCACTACTTCATCAACGTCTGTACGCGTGATTTCAGTCGGATTGTCGCCGTTCACGCCGCCTGTGCAGTTAATGAAACCTGCTGTAGCAGCGAGCATATCACGTGTTAGTTGGTCTTCAGTTTGTCGAAGAGAAACACCAAGACGTTTGGTTATTTCGTTGAGAACAGGATCCTGATTTTGGAGTGTTACCTGTTCGTTCAACATTACATATGTACCGTAGAAACTTACCTTTGCATCAATGTCCACAGCGGTTGCTTGTTGTGCTGGAGGATTGACACCTGTATTACCAAGTGGAACCATAGCTGTATCAAGAGCATTATATCTCCTCATACGCAATGTATTACCACCCTTTGCAGGCATACTCTTCTTCATTGCTGGGATTTTGTGAATCATTGATGGAACAGGTACAGACAAAAGTTTATAACTAAAACTTTGCTGCACTGGCGAAGGTAAAGTA